CAGGAAGAATTTGTTCTTTCCATCGATCGGATACCACTGCAGGCAATCCAGGATATACTCCGCCGCATGGAATCCAGTGGATCTTGTTTTGCTTTTCTCTTCTTTGTAGGTCTTCCCTTTCTCGTACTGGAATGTCCCTTTTCCGTGTTTTGCCTGAATTTTTTTATTGAACCCTTTGTATACTCTCATTTCTTCTCACCCAGGTAATATTTCCTCACGATCTCTTTGATCTGTGCCTTTCCCGGTATGCTTATATACAACGGTGGTGTCAATCCTGCTGCCTTTGTGATCCTGTCATCCAACTGTGCTTTGTCGTTAAATGCATTCTTTAAGATCAGAGCCATGCATTCTTTCAATGACTTCCCTTTTCTTCTGACTGCAAAGGCCATCTCTTCGTCCTCTAAACATAACTGTTCGATAAAATCCGTCCAGTCTCTCAGTGCTCCTGTCAGACTCAGATCTTTCGCTTCCAGTTCCAGTTTTCCCATTGCCGCAAGACTCGGTGTTGTCAGTTCCTCGATTGCACCGGTGCAAAAGTCCTCTGCGTCTTCCGGATCCAATCCGTTCTCTTCTGCGATTGTCTTGATCGCTTCTAAGTCCCCCTCTTCTAACTGTGCTTTGGCCGCACGGTTAATCTCCTCGTAAGAATCAAATTCTCCAAATTTATCAAACATCTTTATACCTCTTTTCCTTGTAAGTACGCTTGTAGCGTCTCCTTATACTCGCTGTCTTTTTCATACACAATTTCTATTTCGTGTTCTGTGCTCTCTTCCAAGAACATTTTCCACAGATCTTGATTCTGTATGCCTTTTCCATCTGATTTCTTCCACTCTGCTCGTCTCCACTTTTCCGGATTATCTGCCAGTATCATGTTCTTGATGTACGTGTTCCTCGTGTAGAACACAACTCTGCATGGTTCTTTAAGCTTTTGCAGTGCATAGATCATTGCCAGAAGCACGCTGCGGTTATAAGTTGTTCCTTCCTCTTCTCCTTTCAGGAATCGGTCTTCAATATCTCCGTTTCTCCTTGTAAATGTTAAGGCTGCAGCATATCCTCCTCTCTTTGGTGCTGCCGGTCCTGTGATCGTGGTTTCTATGTAGATCTTCACCGTCTTCATTCTTCAAATCCTCCTGTTCAGCCTGATCAATGTATATCTCCGGTATTTGAATCCTGTAGCCGGATTGATTCCTTCATAGCTCTTGGCAATGTAATAGCCGTTCTTCTGTTTGATCTCTTTTGGCCATCTTGCCAGTTTTTTCTTCTTTGGTGGTTTCAGCGGCATGTTCCGCGAAGTGCTGTAACTGGATTCGCTGAGTCTTGGCTTGTCCCTCTTTCCATCCTCCCTCTTTTCTCCCACCTTCTCGTTTTTGGTGATGTAGGATGCGAGCTGTGAGAAATCCTCTTCGTAGTATTTGCTTTTCTCCAGTTGTTCTGCATAGATTCCACCGTGTGGCCAACATTCCTCTACCCAGCGGATCGTATCCCGGCATCCGGTGATGACCATGTGAACGTGCCATGCTCCCTTGGTTCCTTTCTCAATGTTCCGGATCCAGCGCAATTCGATCTGTTCTTTCTTGTATCTTGTCCTTAGCTTGCTTATCAGATTCGTGAAATCCTTCTTTGCTTTCGCCATGTCCGGAGGTCTTGCCTCGACTCTGTACGTCAACGTCAGGAAGTAGTCCCCCTTTCCAAAGTACTCCAACAATCTGTGTCTGGCTGTCTCTGCTTTATTCATGGCGTTCACCACTGCCATCTGCTCCGGTGTAGGCTTTCTCTTCTTTTCTCTTGGCAGTCCCCTTGCTCCATACCTGCCATCATGGTATTCCTTCACCTCCAGGATGTCTCCTTTCCGGAAGGTGTGTGTTACTCTCTTCGTTGCCATCGTATACCTCTATCTTTAATATCTTAATCGAGTATTAAAATGGGGCAGAACCCCCGTTTTTCTTGACTTCCTGCCCCACAGATGTTAAGATAATAATGTCTTTAATATCTGCGAGACAAAAGTCTTGCATTCAACACTTCCGTTACCTCCGGAAGTGTTGTTTTTTTATCTGTTTTTCCAGCGTCCTTGCGATCGAATTCAGCGCGTAGAAGCTTGCTGATACAGCCAGTCCGATCAGGACGCGCTCCAGCGTTGACTCCGGTGCTTTGACCGATATGGAATATGTAATTGCTGCTCCGGAAGCATAGAAGAGTCCAACAAGCATTCCAACACCTGTGATAAACCTTGTTCTCCAAAGGCTCATTCTAATATGATGTATTCTCCTTTGTTCTTCTTCCTGGCGTACTCGTTCGCCTCTTCCCATGTCCCAGAGCAACAGCCCAGTTCCTGTGTTTTCGTCCATCTGATAATCCATATGTGGTCTTTCTCCCTTCTTCCTCGTTTCTGGCTCATTTCTCATTCTCTGACATAACTCTGTCCAATCCATTCATGAGGAAATCTTCATACTGCATCCGCTCTTCCTCTGATCTCAGATCCGGATAGATTGCCATCCGGATCAGCTCTGCTGTCTGTTCCCCGGTGAACTGCCAGTCCTTTTCCTTTTCGATCTGCTCAATCAGGCTGGATCGAAAAAACTTGATCTTCACTTCCCTGTTCGGAATGTCCTGCAATTTTCCCGGGATCAGACTCAGTAACCTTCTTTTGTATAAAGCAAATTCTCTCTGTTGCATTCCTTTTTCCTCCTTCCTTTTTTGTATGATGTGCACGGATAACAGCGGCTACGTTCCATACAACTGTTTCTGTGTTGACAGTAGCAACAATCCTCCATGCTTGTCCTTCTTTCCACCGCCTAAGCGGTTTTATCCTTTCTTGATCTCAGATGCTCGTTTATGATAGTTGATACATCATTGATCACTTTTTCATGCTCTTTTTCGCTTTTCCCCAGATAAGCAGAATCATCGAATTTATATGTGCATCCGCTTTCTGTCTTTTTGATCTCTACGATCACCTGCATCACCTCCTAGAAAAGTTTATGTGCTACGGTTTGTACTTGTTGCTATTTTCTATTTTTTCTCCTATACTTTCCTTACAGGCTCCCGCCAGAGCTGAGTATGTAAAGAAAGGAGTTTTTTATGAAACTAATACCAGCATTCTTCCAGGCTATATATGTTTCTTACAATAGCCTACCTGTTTCCGATCAAATTCAACTTTTAGGAATCATTGCTTCTCTTGTAGTCAGCATTGTCGCAATTGTTATTTCTCTTGCAACTTTGCATCAGAACTCCAAAATGTTAGAATCTGCTTCTAGGCCAATTGTCTCTATGTATATAGATTCCATTACTGTCTGTGAACAGACTAGCTACTTTGTATTAAAGAACTTTGGAGCATCTCCCGCTAAAATTACCACTTTTAAATATGATTCTATTTTGAAAGAAACCACTCAAAAATTTGCTCTTCTATGTTCTCAATTTGATTTTGTTGAAGGAATTATTCTTGCTCCCGGCCAATCAAAATTATTAGAATATGACATGACGAAACTTCCTGTTGATAATGTGAGTTTTAATATCAAATATTCTTTTGGAAAGCTCTCATATTCTGAGGAGATAACTGTAAATGTAAAAAACTACATACATATTCCGGTAACACGAAACAGTTCGCATACACTTCCTGAAACCGAAAGAGAAGTCCAAACCTTACGTGAAATGTTAGAACGTTCTATGTGATAACTGTGTCTTTTGTTATTGAGGAAATCGTATCTTCTAAAATAGTTCGTGCAGTACCTACTGTTATTTTGTTTTTTCGCATGATTTCTATGATTTCCTCAATAATTTGATTTACTTTTTCTCCATTCACACTTTCTTCAATACCATTTTCATAGAAATCATAGTTGACATATCTCTTACTCATTCTCTTATCACCTATCTTTCATTATCCTTTGGTGTATGCAGCGATTAATGCGATAATTGAAATAATTGTTGGAAGCCACGGGTGTCGTTCTGGAAACGATGCCCAATCTATTTTTCTTTTCATCTCTTCTCTCCTCGCTTGCTATTTTCTATTTCTTCTCCTATACTTTTCTTACAGGCTCCCGCTAGAGCTGAGTACATACAAAGGAGTTTTTATGGATAATTCGATTTTATTAAGCCCTGACTCTTACGAACTTCTTAAATACATAAGTTCCCAGCCTAACTCATTAGTTACTAATGTTTCAGAACTATCCGAAGATTGCTTATCTCAGTTGGTGCATTACAAACTTATCGAAGAACACATGACTATCTACACCAATTACTTTCCTGTTGTTTCAAGTATCTCTATAACAGAACTTGGAAAAGGATATCTCTACGGCCGACAAAGCAATGATGCTTTTCAACAATCTGTGAAAGCTATTGCCGACTCCGCTAAAGAATCTGCCGACTCCTCCAAACATCTTGCCGAATCAACGCACAAACTCGCTACTGATTCCAAGAAAATTTCTAAATCTGCAGAGACTTGTGCTGATCTTGCATACAAGAAATCCAAAAAGGCTGATATCAAAGGATGGATTTCTATTGGTATCGCAGCATTTGGTGCTTTCATTGAGTTTGCAATTCATCATTCTGAAGTAATTGCTTTTGTCAAATCACTCTTGGGAGTATGACATGACAAAAGAATTGGAATAATAGTGCTAATATTGAAACGACCATTGCTACATCTGAAACCGTTATTTTTGACGGTTTCTTTTTCTTTCTATCTTTTCTCATCTCTTCTCACCCCACTTTCTTCTCTGGACCATCTTTCTCCATTGCGTCTCTTGCCTTGAGCACTTCTACGCTTCCTTTTACTACCAGGAGGCTTTCTTTGTCTAAATGCTTTAGGTTCTCTACAGTTTCTTCAATTAATCTTTTCTGTTCTTCACTCATGTTGTTCACCTCTTTCGTGTTGATTGTAAAACAATTATATGTCGACATAAAACTTTTGTCAAGTATTGTTTTGTTGATTATTTCAACATTTTCTATTGTGCATTCAGGCACTGTGTGTTATAATATGTTCATAGCGAAGGGAGGTGCAAAATGAACGAACGTATTAAAGAACTTCGAAAAGTTCTAAAGCTGACACAACAAGAGTTCGCAGAATCAATAAAGGTTAAACGTAATACTGTAGCCACTTATGAAATGGGACGTAGCATTCCAAGTGATTCCGCAATAGCTCTTATATGCAAAACATTCAATGTTAATGAGGAATGGCTCCGATCTGGAGCTGGTGATATGTTCTTAGAACTTCCTGAAGAAGATGAAGAAGCTGCTTATGTATCTGAATTGCTTGAAGACAGTGATAACGATTTATATAAGTTGATTAAGGAAATCATGCACACATATCATGAATTGTCTCCTAAATCAAAGGAAGTAATCCGTGATTTCAGTGCCAAATTGCGAGAGAACATAAAAAAAGGAAGCTAATGCTTCCTTCTTTCTAAATGTCTTTTTAAGATGGTGTAGAGCTGGCGAAGAAATTTTTCATCTGAATCGTCAATTTTCTTCACCATTCCTATGATAAGTTGTTTAGATACATTGCTCATTATGTAGTCCCTCCGTTCCCAGCAAGAACACTCTTCGAAATTCCTTGATTTCATCATACGACATTTGAATTTAGAAATCAATGGTTTTGCCGAACATTTGTTCTTGTGCAGAGATGGGATACTTATTATATCAATTAAAATCAGGAGAATTTATTTTATGAAACATAAAGAACGACTTTCAGTTCTGTATGATCTCCTTTTCAGTGGGCTTGCAATCGTAGCTGTCTACTTTGCAATCTGTGACATGACAACTGGATGTTCCGCAGTTCAACGCGACATTGACTTTGTGATCAATGCAATATTTATCGCAGACTATGCGTTACGATTACTGATTGCTAAAAATAAAAAAGAGTTCTTCCGGAATAACATACTGGATCTAATTGCAATTATTCCGTTTAACTCTTTGTTCAAGGTGTTCAGGGTATTCAAAATTTTCAAGATGCTGAAACTGTTAAAACTGGCAAAAGCATCTGCGCGATTTGCAAGGCTCTACAAACATATAAAGTTCTTCTTTGACTTGAATGGATTTAAGTATATGGTCGGAGCAACGCTGATCTGTATTGCAATCGGTGGAATATCCATCCATTATGCGGAAGGAATGAGCTTTTCAGATGGCTTTTGGTGGAGTTTTGTTACAGCGACAACTGTTGGATATGGAGATATTTCGCCATCAACAATTCCCGGAAGAATCATAGCAACTGTACTTATGCTTGTTGGGATCGGTCTGATTGGCTCTCTGACTAGCACGATCACAGCAGTTTTCTTTCAAAAGACAACTGATGAAGAAAAATCTGCTACAAAAGATATACTGATCAGCTCGATACAGAGCCAGCTGAACAATTTTGACAAACTGTCAGACGA